ATATTAATGTTATTCCTTGTCCTGCTAAAGCTTCTCTGGCAAATATATCCCTTGCTGAGGTTTCAGCCCCCAACTCGTAGTGATAATACACTCCCTGCACATTCACCGCAAGTCCTGGTGGATTGTGAAAGACAAAGTCAATGATCCATCCACCTTTATCAAGTCTACCACCAAGTAACGGTGATTGATATATGAAATCATCACCTGATTGATACCCTAATTGTATCAAACTAGCATAAAACATCCATTCTGGCCTACTTCCCTCCCAGCCTGAAGGAGGATTCATTATATCAGCTTTGGTAACCATTACCCATCCAATATCACTGCCCAGGAAACTTTATCACCATTAGTCGCTGCATCTACATATATGGTACTGAACTCAATAGTTCCACCTACATCTGCGAAATTAATCTCTATAGTATTCCCTGCACTTAATTCATATCCATTGGTAGCAGACACATCGCTTACACCAAAGTAAGTAATTCCACTGTTAGCAGCTAATGCTTTAGCCTTTATCCACCTTACTCTATTAGTAGTGTTAGATATCTGTACTTCTGTACCTGCTGTAGTTACTGTAGTTGTACCTGCATCTAATATCATTTACGGCTCCACTAATGTTATTCTTGATGTGCCTCGTTCATCGTATCCTGTGTACTCTATTCCTGTAGCAGACGTTACATCTACGTAGTAGTTGCGAGTACCACCATCATCATCTCTGAATGTAAATTCATTTAATGTATTAGATTCTATTGCAGAAACCAATGCACTTCTTAGTTGTTTGGGGCTTTTTCCCTTATAAGTCCTATTTAAATTAACCTCTACACTATGCCCATACTTAGCATCTAGTTTCTTCCTGTATTCTAATGATATAGAAACTACATCAGGAGTCTTTTTCATAATCGCTGCTGTAGTACCAGACTCCCTAGATAATGTTAACTTAAACTTAATTGATCTAAATCCAGTCCCTAAACTACTACCAAATGTATATGTAGTAGTTCCGTCAGAACTTATAGTACCCATAGTAGTATAACTATCGCTATAATCCGTAGCATATTGTACTGCTACAGTTTCATTAGAACTTGAATCTTCTACTTCCACCTTTAGTTTTAATGCCAACTTATCTACATCAGATTGCTGTGCATCAAACCATGGTGTCTCATGAAAGGCTGATGACTCATATTCATAATCTGTACCATCTTGAGCACTTAACTGTGAAGGGTTAGTCACATCAAAAGGAATCAATTGGTGATAGACCTTCCCGTCAAATCCCCACCATAGCCTATAATCACCTTTGCCAGCATTTGTAACCAACATTGTATTAATAGCCTTACCTGCTGCACCAGCTCCAGAAACCCACTTAGTTTCCCAACCTGTGTCGTTCCAGGCTACTATAGAAGATTGACCACTACTAGCAGCGATAACTGGAGAACTATGAGCAAACATACCTGCAGTTGCCCCATATTGATGAGGAATACTTGTGCTTGATACAGCACCAGGTGATGTAGTTGCATCTATAGCAGCTAACAATTCTGTGTGTGTACCTACTAATTTTTTAACAGTTCCTCTATATGTAGAAGGAATACCATCATCCCTGTCAGGCCCCATAACTGTCACAACGGCATTATTATTACCATTAATATATTTATAAATTCCTAGTCCACTAGGGTTGTATACAGCATCCCTCCATCTCACACTACCTACTCCATTAAAATCATGAAAAGGCAACTGAAACTGAGTCTCAACCCATCTGGCATTAGCAACGTCATGTGCATATAAGCCTACCTTAGTAGCAGCATATAATATCTGATTACCAGCAGCATCTCTGCCAACAAACAAGTCTGTTACAAATCCATCCTGTACAGGCAATTTAGCATCATTAACAGGTGTTCCGCTTATAGTAAGTGTATACCATAATTGTCCTGCTGAATCTATCCCCCATAATCTGTCATCCCAAAAAGCTAAATATTTTGCATCTGTACCCTTGTTGTAAACAGTAGTGAATGTATCCTTCTCGACATAGCTATATCCACCAGTATGAGCAACTACGATATAATCAGTACCTCCCATACGAACAGTAATAGAATCAGTAGGTGTGTCAGGAAAACTATAAGGATCTCCTCCATTTGTGAACTGCGTCCAATTGTCGCTAGCTTCTGAGTAATAATACGGTTTTACACCCCATCCTGCACACAAGATAGTTGCTAGATCCTGTATAAACGATATTATTCCTGTAATACTGTCACCATCAGCATCTGTAGCAGCCGTAGCCGTAGACTTAGCAGGCAATACTAGATGATGCCTGTGTCTAAGATTACAGGTTGAATACCAAGCTCTATCAGCATCAGATGCTCCCTGCATCCTTTCTACACCTATACCGCCCCTCCAGTCACTCCATGCAATAACAGAACTTCTTAAACTAGAATCCTTAGTAGTATCTCCTATAACAACCTTAGACGGATATATAGAAGCTAATACACTTTGTACTGGCCTGCTTAATGGATAATATGTTCCACCAAGAGATATCTCATTTTTTGATACTACCTTCTCTGCCATTATTCAACTATCCTCACATTCATAAGGATAGGGAACCGTCTCTTGGCTTGTTCTGACAAACCAAACTCGAAAGATGCCTGTTGCCTTAATGCATCAGGATCAGTAGCTGGGCCCTTAGAAGCTGCCAATAATGCTATTGAGGTAGCCCTGGATATAACATATGAATCATCTATTTCGCTAGTATCAGTTTCTGCCGAGAGTAATGCAGGCTTATCACCACCTACTAGTTTTAATAAACCATACCCAACCTCAAACTTTCCCGCTTCTTTCAACACCAAATCCCTAGCATCTTTGTCTATAGTCCATAAATGCTTTGGCAACTTCTCCCATACAGCAGTGTCATTTTGCACTACCTTAATATCATCTAACCAAACTGTACATGCACCTAAATCGGCATCATACTCTAACCCTACTGAAATAATAGCTGTATCAGTTTCAGGGTTAGCTAATGCTACCCTTACATATGTCCATGTGTCTGCACTTAATGCAGGAACACTTAGTGTCTCTATAGGAGTTGCACAACTTGCGGTATCATCTAATAATATCTTTAAGTTGCCAGCAGAAGTTGCTACTGTGCTTTTAACCCAACACTCTAAATAGTCATACTTACTTATATCTTTGCTATCTATAGAATCAGTAGCTATATCTCCAGCAGAAGCCCCTGCAGCTATCACAAACTTGTTAGCCCCAGTACCTTTCTTCTTATCCTCCGTATCAACACTGGCAGTAAAATCCGAATCTACAGTCTCGTCAAATACCGCATTACAACTATGAAGTAAAGTAAAAGAAACTGCACTCCTGTAATAAACATTGTTTACCATTGATATGTTAGAAGGTATATCGTATCTAAGGCTTGATCCATCAGCATGTAAACTGAGATTCTCTATCGAATCATAAACTAACCCTGTAGCCTCCATAATAGACTGATTAATAAAGTCGTGTATTTTTGTAGGCGTATAAGGCTCACTCCATAATTCATATTCATCACTACTAGCTACTGTGAAGCTAGCATTTTGTTGAAACTGAATAGTATTATTACTAGCTGTATAATCATTAACATATTGTGTGGTTTGAGAACTGTCACTAGCATCAGTAACTAAGGCTAGTTTACCAATATACTCATCATCTCCACCTCTAAAAGTATTAACATCTATCAGGGTATTGTTAGTACCCCCTGTAGCTGTTCCTACTTTCAAAGCACCTAGTCTATAACCTATAGATTGCCTAAGTTGTTTCCTTGTCCTTGCTTGTATCGGCATTATTAATCTCCTGCAATTTTATTACAGTTCTTTTTAAAGCTGATACTTGTAGCTTGAGATTAGTGTTTGTAGCTATCTCTACTCTAAGTAACTCAGCATAATCATCTTGTGTAATATTAATTTCAGTATTATTTGCGACCATTATGTACCTCTATAATATATCCTGTTATTCGTACTCTCTTTTCGCTTAGAATTATAAACCCTAAACTCCTCTATCTGTCTGCCTATTTCTTTTCTTTGATCCTCTGTAGGTTTCTTCGTATCATTAAAACCCTTACATTCCAGAAGAAAATTCTCCAATGCTTGAGCTGCCATATCCTCAACATGATCCCTGGACACTTCAGGGTCAGCAGGTATTTTAACCATTTGCCTTCTGTCTGTCACAGGATCATAAAACTGGAACGTATGGATAACTATGGACACTCCTGATTCACTATTATAACCAGCGAGTTCTTCACCAATATAAGTAGAGCCCTGAGGTGTCCATAGTTCAACCATTTTCTTACTGCCTAATGTTTAACATACACCATTGGTTGTCTGAGTCTACCGCAGGTATACCCATTGCAGTACCAATGTTAACAATGTCTGCTTCATCGGAGTAATCAGTTCTTTCTGCTTCTCCATCTTCACCGCTTGCCTGTGACCATGTTATTGCGTCACCAACAACACCTACCTGTGCCCCTAATCTTACAGAACATGGCCCTGCTGTCTGTACCCAACAGAAATAATCTGCTGTTACAGGTATAACAGTTACACCAACAACTCCAGTAGTCATAGTTCCATCACCATCAATGATCTTGATGTCTTTGTAAGGACTGTACATCAATCCAAACAAAGAAGATGTGGTTAACGCTGTTCTGAGTCCATCTGGTTCATCAATAGTAATTGATAAGCCAGTTGCACCAGATACCGCAGTATTAGACTTAACCCTGTAAGTTTCACCTTGTCCTGGGCCATCGTTAAAATAAAGATATCCATCTTTATACTGGTCTTTAGTAGTAGTAAGAGAAGTGCCACTAGTAAACGTAGTATTCCCTGCTGACGTAGCAGCGGCTGCTACATCCATGTCGTGAGCTGCAACTGCAGCAATACCATCTACTAAGTAACCACCATGAGTAATAGCTGTACCGCTATTTTCAGCATAGTAAAACACTCTACCATCTGGGGTAGTTGCTCTTGTACCTAGCTTCTGTTTTTGCTCAGAAGTCTCTACTTTTTCTTGTCCATAAGACAAATTTATTGTTAATGGAAATGCCATTTCAAACCTCCTTCAAGGTTATTTATTTAAGCAGGTTCAAAGCCCTGCGATAAACCGATGTTGTTTTTAAAGGACTCTGGAAGGCTCGGTCTATCTTTACACCTTCCAGAACCCTATTAAACTACTGTGTTTCGTGTACCTTGCGTCTGTGTGACTTCATCTTTGGTGCTAAACCAAAGGCTGTCTTAGCCTCACCAACGTAATCACATAAGTTACAAGCCTCAGTAACCATGTCTGGCTTCTCAGCTAGCTTCTTAAAAGATTCAGCACACCATCTACAACTACAATCAGGCCCAGGTTTCCATGTAAACAAACCTATCCTAGCCTTCTTTTGCACATAGTCAGGATTACCAGGTACATTATCCATGTAAGTACCTACTTCATCCATGATCTCACCTTCTACATTATATGAAGCTTTATGCCTATACAATCTAGTTTTAGGAGTCCATTCGTCTATGTATTTTAAAGAATAACCTAAACCAGCTAATTCTTCTTTTAACTTGTTTCGTTCAGTTATGTTTGTTGACATGATTTACCCCTGCCTAAGTTTAGTTATTAGTTGCCAAAGCAGCTACATCAAAAGTAACACCAGCACCTCTGGAATCATCTAATTCAAAAACTCCATAATCGGCTGTCATAACTACTTCAGTTGCCCGAAGCGATGCATCTCTTTGTCGTTCAGTTCTGGTATCTACGCTACTTAATGTAGCCATAGCACCTTTATCAGCTATTACACCAATACCATCACCAGAACTATCTTCTGTAATGTTTCCATCTTCAAAGATAGCTACGTTATTCATTGGTCGTAATCCACTCCAGAAACTACTGAGTAAGTCTTGCGACCAACCTTCAGGTATAGGAGATGACCCTGATGAAGCTGCAACTGCTGACTCTTTTGAAAGGTAAGCTACTGCGTTTGGATGATGCAATATATATAACTGCGATCCAAAGTTATTAGCTTTCGCATAAGCGATAATACCCTGTACGTTAGAAGCTTTCATAAACTTAGTAGCAGCACCTAATTTAGTACCACCATTTAAGTTTGTATATAAAGCAAGAACGTCTTTGTCCTTCTTTCGAGCCATACCATCACCAAGCTGTCTCCCAATAATTGAGAAAACATTTGGTGCTGACTGTCGTACTAACTTGTCAGTCAATACTACTTTAGCTCCAACTTCTGCTGCTGTTAAGTCAACAGTAGACATTCCGATATCTTCTTCATCAATGATGTCTTGTCCGTCAACCAAATCAGACATTGTCATCTGTCCAACTTTAGGAACGGTTACCTGCTTTGCACCTTTAGGCAGACTAAACTGCTCTGTAAGTGCCATAGCTGGTGCGTTATGCTCCTCAGTATATCGAGCAGCACTAATTATTATTTTCTGGGCATTTTCTAAACTCCCAGTTGTGGCTGTCTGAGCCATGATTTACCTCGCTTGTTATTATTTAAATTATTTATATCAACCTAAACCAGCAGCCCTTCGTGCTGCCGCTGATGCTTGTTCAGAACGATCACCTTGATTGTACTTTTCAAGCCACCTATCCTCATCATTAGAAGCAGCAGGCGTACTTTGACTGTCATCAAAGTCCTGCGAAGGAACCAACTGTGCCCTCAGCCTAGTTAATTCTGCATCCTTGTCTCTATCAGACTTGATGCGTTTCGCAGCTTCTTCCATGCTTTCAGGAGTGGTGTGTTTACGCAACTCAGATAAGTCTGCTAATTGCAGACTATATGTTTTAGCAAAATGTTCTGCTGCATTGGCTTGACCCTGTACGAATCTTTCCCTTTGCAGACTGTCTTGCTGAATTTTAGATATATTGCTCTGGGTAGCAGCCCAATCTTCAGCTAATTGAGTTGCCTGTTCTGGCAAATAGCCAGCACCCTCTAGTTGAGTTCTATATGTTTCTTTCTGCTGTATCAACTCTGATTGCTGCTGTTGAGCTCTATACTGTGTATTTTGTTGCTCAATTTCCTGTATACGCTTTTCCAAATCATCAGTTGGCGGTGGCATTACAGGAGCCTCAGCAGCAGGCGGAGGTGACTCAGCAGGTGGCGTAGCAACATCATCTGCTACAGGAGTCTCAGTTGAAGAAGCTGTCTCTGGTGTCTCCACCGAATTTGTTTCAACAGTTTCCCCAGGTGGTGTATCTACACCTGTGAACTCCTCAGTTATGTCCGTAGTTGTATTAACTGAATCTTGTGTATTTCCTTGTGGTTCTTCTGCCTTATTTACCATGATATACCTCTATGTTTAAAATTAATTATTACCATTATACAATACATTTATCCATATAACTTAGCGAAGAAAGATCTGCCTTCCCTTGTTACTGGACTTCTATAATAATCCTCACCATGCCAAAAAATCAACGTGGTTTCTAAAATAGCCTTGTTATCATTTTGCAAAGCATCTTGAATTATCATGTTTCTCCTCATTGCTTTTCGCCTACTGACCATAGCCTTTATGTACCTGTTAGCATTTCTCAATCTCTCTTTTGTAATATTATCTGCATTCAAATACTCGTTCCACATATTCTGAAACTTTTCAACATCCTGTTGTAAGCCAGGATATAAATCAACAACATTCCTGCCAACATTCCAGTAAGCAGACATAAGCCTCCTTGCCTGAATATAGCTTTTCACAGTATCAGAATCATTAGCCTCTCTTCTTCTAATAAAATTAGCATAAACATCATTACCTCTAGCCTCAGAAGAAATCCTTGCAGCTTCTGCATATTCATCCAGAGCCTGAAAATACTGCCCCCATTCAACATTAGTAGGATCATCACTAGGTGGCTCAATAGCATAATACCCAGCAAGTAATACATCTGCAGCATCCCTCATGTCAGCAACATTACCAGCTATTGTATTTATAGACTGATAATAAGCCTCTCTAGCCTCTTTAGGCTGTGCATAGATAGAACCTGGATATTGTTCAGACAGCTTATCAACATCATGCCTGTATAGTTTCCAGTTATCAGAACGACTCTCTATCCATTCTTTAGGAGTCATTCC